CCTCCTTTTGCTTAGGTGAGAGAAGAATTCTGGAGCGATGTCCGAGATTCCGACAGATGTCAACGAAATTTTCGTTAGACATCCTACGCCACTTGAGTTGAGGCGTAACGGAACTCCTGGTAATAACTTTACCAGCAAACTCACAAATCTGATTTGAGCTTATGCTCTTGTCAGGTGAGTAAGGACATCCCCATTCTTGGAGGGTCTTGATGTAGGATTGGTGTAACTTGTCACATAAAATGACAACGTCATCACCTAGAACAAAGAAATCTTTGTTCCAACGTCCTCCATTCAAGAACCACAACAACAGTCCGTGAGTCACAGTAAAAACTGCGAAGCTCGGATACAACCCTAAGGGTTGACCCCTGTTCCAACGGACAACGCCAACAGGCGATTTCCACTTGGAACGAGATATGAGTTCAAAGAACTCAATATCGGGGATGTTGCCAAAGAGGGCCCTCATTGCAATAGACTGAACCTCCAAAGGGAAGTAGTCTGTCGCAGAGGAAAGATCAACCGAATGAACGGTTGTACCTCTTCCAAGAGCGTCCATTAGTCTATGGACAGGTTTTGACTGGTCATGGGTACAATCCCATGGCAGGCGAGTACGAGCAAACTCGTACACTGCATTCCCAAAGTGCCGTAAGGCAAGTTGGTACAGGACGTATGGAGAAGCTACACTTCGTAGCTTTCCACCCGGTTCCTGGATGAATGCAATCTTACCGCCTACGATCTCTGATGGGTCGAATCCCCTCTTAAACACACTTTGTGCTTGATAGGGTCTCAGATTCAATCCATGAAGTACCGGGTCGACAAGACTTCGGAACTTCGTCAGAAGTGGTAATCCCCAATGTGAGGTGCAAAACAACTCACAATCGCCTAAGACATCACTGTCTTGGCTCACAGAGCTCAGCCCGAATGAGGGCTTTCTCTTTGAGGGAGAACCTCTGTACAGAAGCAGTAAAACTGCTTCCGTACGATCGACAGCCAGGCCGCCGAAACTCGATCCAACAGCTTTCGCAAAGTTGTTGGAACTGCCCCAAGGGGCAGAAGGCTCAGCTTCAAGAGCTGAAGTGAATTTCTTCACTTGGGATTCTGAGGGTTTACGGTAAACAAATACCGTATAACACATCAGAGCTTGAACGACCTTTCGGAAGTTCTTATCTGATTTGTCTGACCAGCGGAACATTCCGCCGATCACCCCAGAGAAGTCTCCTTTACGGTTCTTTCGAACCCATTCTGATAAAGGAGGCAAACCCGCCTTACGGCGAAACAAGTCGACCTTAAGAGACTTGAGTCTCCTGATGGTCCACTCTTCGCCCGAGCAACGGCTCCATTTTGCGACAAGAAAGGCAAAAGCCTTCCGGTAGCAAACTGGAATGTCTATGACCCACAGACGACTTAACAGTCCCTGTTCCAATGAGCGAATGCTCATCCTTTTACTCCTTATAAAGGATACAAAGGTAAGGAACAGAGGCGACAAGCCTCTGTGAGTTGGCGCGATCCACCAATAGTTTCTACATGGTTTTCTTTCCCTGTCTAATCGGTGCCTCAGATTGGTATCAACCAATCACTTCGTCAGTATCAAAATTCCAACCGCACTATTGGCGTCTGGTCATTTGGTACCTCCTTAGTGAAATGGTTTTACCTTTCCT